ACTACCAGAGCCTCTACCAATATACCAAGTAGAAACACCATTACTATTAGAATAAACAGGAGTGTCATCATTTGTATTTAAACTAAAATCAGTCAAATAATAATTACTCGTTCTTTCAGAGCCATCAGAAGATAGTAATAATCTCATATAAGTACCAGCAACATCATCTCTATCAAATGTTCCTGATATAATATAATTATCATAGGTAGTTGTAAAAACACTATCTATTGAAACAGAAGAAGCTGAACTTCCTGAACTAGAAGAATGAACAAGAGTTAATCCAGCACTACTTTTAATCAAAGAGTAATCTATTCTTTTTAAAACTCCACCATCAGAAACCATAAACTCGTCTGTGTCTGCTGGAGCTACTGCCAAAGCAGTTTGTGCAGAGATAGAATCTGTATTTAATTTTGCTCCAGTAACTTGCAAAGCTCCAAGATGAGCAGTATCAATGCTAGTATTAGCATAATGTTGACTGTCTATTGCATCATCAGGTATTGAATATTGATTTACTTTAATCTGTGCCATAGTTATCCTTTAGGGTTATCCGATTTAATTTGTTGTTGTTTTGTAACGAAAGCATCAACACCATTCTCCACAATGTATTCCAACTG